TTAAAATCTGATTTCACTTATGTTAGTATCATAAAGTTCTGCAAGCATGACGGCGTCTGAAAGCTTAATATCTGAAGTGTTATTTTCTAAGTATTCCATCGTTGATTCTGAAACGTCGATATGTCCAGCTGCGGTTTCTAAGGTAATCCCTCTTCTTTTCCTAACTTGCGATAAATCTTCCATATGCTTATCCCCTTACACATCGTGTTGTGTTTACTCTTGGAAATTAAAGTGTTACAATCTCTCAGAAATAAAATGTTTCAAAGGAGCCTTCGGAATTGAACATCTCCATTGGGAGATGCTTGCTCCAGTATTGGCTTGACCAACGTGAAATGAGCCAAGCCGAATTTGCTCGTAGATCCGGGATATCTGAGCGCATGATATCTTACTATTGCTCAGGAAGGAAAAAGATGACTGTACGGTCTCTTATTCTGGCTTCCCTTGTTCTTGACGTGCCCATGGATCAATTCTATGAGTATACTTTGGAGTGAGTCGCGGCGGACCAGGCCGTGCTCCCTGGAGCAAATCAGAACCTACGGTTCTGAAACAGATTGTACGAAGGCGCTGTTTCGCTTCTATATTTCACCATCTCAATTTGTTCCCCCTTCCATTAATAACTTACCATGGAATATTTGTGAAACTTGTCGAGAGATGTCGATTGACTTGGGCGGGTTATACTAGTCTAACTTTTGATTGACATACATATCAATACGTGATAAGGCCACTCCTTGATTGCTCAGGAACGGCCTTATTTCGCAATGAGTTCAGGGAAATATTTCTTGTACTTATGACCCATACTTGTTTTTAATTCCGATCCTTTAAAACTGACGACTAAATCGTATTTCAAATCTGTGATCCGTTCCACTTGATCAACGTTAACCAAATTACTGTTCAAAAACGGGAATAATTTCGGGAAAACTGTCTTATATGCTTGTAGTGTGAGGGCTTCAACATAGTTGCCCGATGAAGTCACATATAATGGGACATGATAATTTGCTTTCGGCTCACAAGATTCAACAATATTAATATCTTGCACCCTTATCAACTCCGCTTCCCCTTTTTTTCTTCTACCTTTAAACTCTATCGTAGGAATCCATCTATCATCTTCAATGTCTTGTTTAGCCTGTTCCAATAAACTCTCCCAAGGCTTGCTCTCTAAAATGTAATCAGATATTTCTATTGGACTCCCACATTTAAAATGTACCTTAGCTCCCAAACTTGTTTTTTCAAACTCCAGAACATTTTTTAAATTTATCATGCTACCGTTCACAAAGGTTTCGAAATGTTGCGGAAAACCCTCCCTACACTTTTTCAGGGTTAGAGCGGGGCCGTACTCACCGTTTACTGTAAAGATTTGTGGTACTTTGTAATTCTTCTTTGGCTGATGAATTATGACATACATAAGATCAGTACAATAGTAAAAAAAATCATCTGGAGTGCCTTGTTGATCTTCACCGCCGGGCACTCCAAACACTTTTATTCTTTTATTTTCCATTTTGTTTACTTCTCTTTTTTTATTTTTTGGGACAAGGATTTCGGAAGTGGTTTTGCTCCAAACAATGTCTTTCCTGTTTCGGATGATTCAATTCCTGAAGATTCCAAATGTTTTCCCAATTTACTAAGCAAATCATTTTGTTTCGTCATTTTCATTTGCACCCCCTTTCCAGAATGGCAAGATAGTAAATGCTTGTACAATAAATACGGTTGATAACAGCGGCCATTGAAAATATAAGTTAGTTATTGCTATAGAAACAGACATATACCTATCTAACACAGGTCTTACTGGGCCGTTTTGCTCATGAAAAATATTAGGCGCATAAAACAGAAAAATTATAACTGAGATGTAAGTAAGCATATTAGCAAGATCGTTAGAATAGTTCACTAATGCTGCTGTCGCTATGACCGCCGTTGAAAAAAAGGCGCATATTGTCAGCGATGAAAAATGAATGCCTCCTGAATGCCTCCTTATTGCTGTGAGCACCCAGTATGCAAGCAATATCTCCAAAACTTTCCCTGTTACAATACCAACAATGATTGATAACGTTAATGTCAAAAATCTATTTAATCTGATTCCCAATTCGTACTCTACTATATCTTTATCGACACTCGGATCAGCATTATTTATCACCTGAGCGATATAAGCTGATGTTTTTGATAGCATCCTCACGATCACTCCTAATTGAAAGGTACATAGATGCACTCAGAGCAATAACGGCGGTCAACGCAAGCCAATAGGGATTAGCTGCGTAAAGAAGACCTACAGTCAAAATCATAGTTACTACGGACACCAAACCACCTATGACCATCATCCTGTTTTCCGATGAAGTATAGTCCTCTTTTATAAGAAAGTCGTGAGGCGGAGCAACGATAAAAGTAAATCCTCTCTTTAGCAGCGTTAACACCGCAAAGACCAATAACCCAATCAATATAGCTGGTATTTGGATAAGATATACTGCTGCGCCTGCATTGTGACTTATTACATCAGCAGGCACAAGCCCCATTACTGAATAAGCTAAAAACAATACAAGCTGAAACGAAATGTATGTTGTAATACCAGCTCCCCCAACAAAAGCAGAAGCATGTGTTTTTATTTGAATAGCACGCCTTAAGAAGACCACAAAGAATACATATTGCATCGCCAAGTCATACTCCGAATGATTGAATACCATTCTCATAAAAAAAGAAAATACCGATATAAACAAAGCGAATAACCCGACTTTTACAACATTCTCTCGAATTGGTAGCATATAGAGTTTCAGACTCAGCAATATGTACGCTAGTGCATCGAAAAAACCTAAGAAAATATAGATCAATGAATCTCTCACTTTCTCATCGTCCCCCATTATAATTATACGTATAATTATAATGTAGTACGTGGCAATTCCATAGCCAAATTCATACAATTTCAGACGATTGCGGAGATTATTTCGGCGATTGAAATTTCCCGTATATCTTCATCTAACAACAAGTTTACTTTATTATTTCTTTGGTTGATACCGATTACCACACCGCTAACTGGTTCGTCCTCAAAAGGGTTAAAAACAACCAGATCGATCCGTGCCTTTTCGTTGTAAGATACCGCTAAAGCACGGACAATTTCCTCTATAGCTTGCTCATCAAGAATAGGCTTTCCCCGGCGCTGTTGTTCTCTCTCCTGAGCTAGAAAAGCGTCGCGATGTTCTGGCATGATTAACCTTGAACCTTCGTAATATCCATTCTCCCCAAGTCTTTTTCCCATAAATGATTCCTCCATTGATTAAGAACGTTTGTTTGTATTATATGCGAACACACGTTCTTAATCAATAACAAAAAAGACACCTCCATGTCAGAAGTGTCTTTTTGTTCTACTCAACTTTAAATTGTATCCTGGTACCGTCTGGATAATCACTTAGTTTGTGCCCTACCCAACTGCCAGCACCCCTGTTGTCCTTCGGGCTTATATGCTTAATATCTGCACCTATGCCGCCCTCTGCACACATCGCCATGGGCCACTCATCCCTATCTTTTCCTTCAACCGTGGGAACGCCCTTCAACGATAAATCCCGGTTATCTTCCGCACCACTACGGTCAATGGTACAGGTAGCTGAATGTCCATCTGCTATAGCCTCTTTTATATGCAAAGCTGTTTCTGGATAACGGTCCGATGGGAACGTTATCGTATAATCTGCCGCTTGTACTTCTTTGGTCAATTCTGGGAAATCTTCGCCACCCAGTTTTATGTACAGCTCTTTGGATGTCGCTAGATCATCACTCTTAACGGCTTCAGCAAGCTCTTTGAAAGTCTCTTTTTCTGATCCGGTGATTTTCTCCGCTTGACTCAAAAGTACTTTGGTTCGTGATTCGTGATTTTCCGGGGTGATCGTGCCCTTGACGGTAAGTTCTATGTAAGCCTGTGCTTCGCTTAAAGCAATCCGCTTAAAACTCTCTTGCCATTCTTCATCCGTTGGTTCATTGCTTTTTTCCTCTGTTTTTACTTCAGTTGCAGTTTGGGTAGCTGCATCATTCTCAACAACCGTTGTTGTTTCTGTCGGTTCTTCCTTTCCCCCCACAGTAATCAGAATGATAGATAATACGGCACCTAAAACAGCAATCTGTGCATTTCTCTTACTCTTTTTCTTGTCTCGCCTAATTAGTGAAACAATGCTCATTAGCAAAAATACAACAGCCGTCAAAAACAATAAAGCACCAACTAATATCAACCTCTTTGCCCCCTAAGTGTTTATGGAAATAGTCTATCAGACCTAGGAAAATGTTTCTATATTTCTTTTGAAAGATTAGAATATTTTTTTAGGCATCCATAACACAATTAAGGCCCTTCCAATTTCACGATGGTAGGGCCTCTTGTATACCCAAGCGATTGGGATTTACGGTTGCAAAATTCTCATAATTTTAGTGAGATAGTTGCAGAGAAGACTTGTCAATTTGGGTGTAAAATATTCTGAAATTATTCCTGAGTCGCTTCAATCTGTTTCAAGCGCTTGTCCAGGTCGGTGACATTGCCATTTGTCGTAGCAATCAAGGCCAGAATATTTTTCCTGAGCCGATTAATGACTACCGCTGATTCCTCTCGTGTGATCTGAGCCCCTGGACGTGTACCATCAAAATAACCATTGGCCGTTACCTCTGCCCATGCTGCCACTGCCCACTTGCTTGGCACGTTAATATCCCTTGTTGTCGCTGGTTGTGTCACTGGCTCGTCCTCCTTCACCGTTTTGCTGTATTTGGCTTTCAGTTCGGCAGCCGTGCCGTCAAACTCATTCAAATCCACATTACCGCTGATTCCGTCAACCTTGCGGTTACCCCGTGGCAGATATCCGCCAGCCGCCCCATCGCTGTACTGCCAATAATCCCATCGTGTCCAACCGGAAGCATCAGCAGGCGTTTGTGTGCTATATCGGGCAATCCAGAGCGGATATGCGGACAAGCCTGAAAAGTTGCCGATAAACGCCGGGTATGTATACACCAGCGGTTTAACTCCGGTCAGCCTATGAGTTTCTTCAAGGAAAGCCCTCGCTACGGCTGTGATAACCGATTTGCTATATCCATTCTTGTTGGACTCGTAATCCATAACTGGAGGAAGGTCAAATACGCCAATCCCGCCAGCATCCTGGATAGCTTTATAGAAGTTTGCCGCCTCTGCCTTTGCAGCATCCACACTCCCAGCAGAGTCATCCACGTAATGGTATGCACCAATCAGCAGGCCAGCCGCCTTTGCGTCTTTGACAAACTGTAGAAACTTGGATGAGCGGAACGATTTACCCTGTGTAGCTTTTATGAAGACAAAGGAAATTCCGTCAGCAGCTACCTTTTTAAAGTCGATATTACCGTTGTGATGTGATACGTCAATTCCCTGAGCATTCCCCTGTTTACGCGCTTGCATCTGTACCAGCTCCTTTATCGTTATTACCGCCTTTACCTTTAAGCACTTCTACTGCTTGTTTGATAACAGGTGGAATAGGTGCACCTAATCTGCCGCCGTTCTCAATCAATGACAACAACTCATTAGCAATGTAAAAATACGCCACTGTATCACGGAACAGGTGACCGTCTCCCAAGATGCCATCCACCAAATGCCCTACAGCGACCATAGCAAAGATAAACACCTTCCGGGCAATTCCGATCATACCGATTTTGCTTTTTAATTCCCCGGTTGCTCCGGCTGCCGCTACGCCTGTCACATAATCCAATATGATGAATACCAGTAGAACACCAAGCAATCCAGACCAACCACCAAAAAAATATGTTGCTGCACTTCCCACTACTGCCACCATCCATTTACCTACTGTCTCCAACTCATTTCCCCCTGAATTCAAAATAAAAAGCCCCCTGACCACTCCAGAGGGCATAAAAATAGCGCACCACTTGGGTACGCTTGTTACACGATACTTCCGTTATGATCCATCCCTGATACTTCCAGTGCAGCCTGCACCTTGTCGCGATTACCGTTTGCAGTAGGGACGTCCTCTAGCGTGATCAATCCTTTATGAATCATCATTACGTAGACAGCCAACATAGTCTCACCCCCTTTCGTGAGCGCTAAAGCCCAACGTATTAACATTTGCGCAACCTTAACCCGCATCAGGATTCACTCCGAGCAACATCATGTGCAATTCCATAAGGGCTAATTGATTCGCGTTGCTTTCTTCGGCCAATTGCACATTTTCCCGTTTCAGGTCCTCCAACAACTCTTCTTGGGTTGCTGGTCTGTCTACTTCCTTCCAGTAAAGTTCCTTGGATTCGGGATTCCGTAGCAATTGAAACTCAGTACGGTTCCTTGTAGGCTGCGGTTTATCAGGTATTGATTCATAATCCAATCCATTCGCTTCGAGCTGTTCAATTCTCCGCACAACTTCTTCTCCGGCTTCATTTGTATCCACCCACACTCTGTACATGTTAATCCTCCTTTACCATTTGAGTATAACTAGTCCATTTCCCCCGGGGCTCCCACCCGTGGACGACCCGTATGAATTGTTTCCAGACCCTGAAATTCCTCCGCCGCCCCCGCCGCCAACTCCGCCCGAGCCAGAGGAATTGGCCCTATAAGCCCCACTCCCTCCATAACCTCCCGCGTAATAAAAACCAGCAAGAGCGGTACCTCCGGTATATCCGTTACCACTACCGTTTACATGCGTTCCTGTATCGCTGGCAGACGCTCCTCCGCCACCGCCTTCGGCATAGTTATTTCCTTGGGAACCATTACCACCCATATATCCAACTCGTTGAATGGTAGAATCATTTAAGGTTAAGTTAGAATTTGGCGATAAACCTGGAAGTCCAACTGTTCCGTTTGCTGTAGCTGTAGCATAACCGCCGCCTCTGCCACCTGTTACAGATGCGCCAGCAGCACCGCCGCCGCCTCCATACGCTATATAATTACCAACTTTAGAAAGCCCGCCCGATGCACCATTTGAATCTGTACCCCCTCCATATCCGCCAGAACCTACGACAATAGGTATACTTTGCCCGGGAATTACAGGCAAAGAAAGAGAAAGATAAGCCCCTGCTCCGCCTCCACCTCCCGAACCTTGACCAGCCCCGATTGCACCGCCTCCGCCTCCGCCGCCTGCGCCCCACATGTCAACAATTAATCTTGATATTCCATCTGGTACGACAAAGGTAAAGCTTCCCGGCTGATTATACGACTGACTACCGGGTATTGGATCACCACCTCCTTCACCCTGTAGAATAAAATTTGTGCCATTATAGACAAGCGAGTACACCGAATTTGCTCTTAGTCCGTTTGCTGTCATAGCGCTACCGTTTGATTTAAGGACGCTTTTAGCTCCAAGTCCGTTTACGTTAATGGTTACTGCACCAGTGTTCGCGGCGTTAATCTTGATCGTAATTCTTAGCCCATCCACATACGATGTAGGCGCAGGTGTAAGAGTGACTGCATAGGTGTTTCCGCTGTTGGTGGTTGTCCCGTATCCATCTCTGTTATTAATGATGGCCTGTGCCGCTTGAGCTGCCGTCACTCCTGAGCTACCACGGTCGTATGCGCTTTTAACGGCTTTCTCTGTCGCTGCCACCGACTCGGATATACCATCTGTTTTATTGGATAGTTTAACCTTACCTGCTACCGTAAGGGATGCATCCGGTATACTAATATCCCCCACGGATTCGTCAATTGCCTGGGCTAAGGCGTTCATATCTCTTGGCACGTTTGCTGTCATATTCTCAGAAATGAGCGGTAGCCCTAAATTCGGTGTTTTGTCTGCCATCAATCCAAACCTCCATTCAACAGCTCTGCATATGTCAGTGTAATAACATTGCTGTATAATTCATTTTTCAAGTCGCTGTAAAGCGTATATTTAAACAAGTATTGAATTTCCAGGTGAGCCGGGACAATCTCCCGTACAGCACTGCGAACATCCTGCATATTATTAGGCACGCCATAGATATTAGTAAATTCAATAATTACAGTCCCGCCGGAAGGAGATAGCGAAACTTCTACATCACCGTTTGACCAGGCATCTGCAACAATCTTGATCTGAATAGCCCCGATTTTGCCTGTGCCACGGATCTTACTCTTGATTACACTTCGCCGTTCATCCAGTGGCTTCTTTACATCTGTGACAATGCCCAGTTCCTTCTCATAGTCTGCAAGCGCCCATGTAGCCGTATCAATGTTCAGTTGCAGCAGCCATGTATTCGTTTCGGCATTCACTTCGTCAAGCGTGAACCCAATTGCACCGTTCATCTCATTCGTGTATGGGTCTTTTCTGATCACTTTATGGAGGTTTTTGTTTAACACTTCGCTAATCAAGAACAACCGCCCCCAATACCGCGACTTCCTTCGCGCCAACCGGAACATTTTCAATGCTCCCATTAATAGTTAGGCCGGAATAATCCTCTACACCCACGCTATCCAATATCGCCTGGCCTATCCGTGCATAAGACACATAATCCTGTCCGAACGCAATGCTCCGCAAATGGGCCATGATGGATTCCTGTATGTTATTTAACACCTCAGATTCGGTAGATCCTGTTGACTGCTGCACTGCCACACTGATATTCAAACTCAGCCCCGCAGCAGAAAGAACGTAACACTTTGCCCCAATTGGTGCCTCACCCATTCCAAGCCCGGTACTATCAGGGTCAATATGAATCTGCACCTTAGAAACCAGCTCCGTGGATGCAGGACGTTTATCCTGATTAATGATCACGATTTCTACCGTATTCTCCCCGCGCTCTGCCGGGAATATCTTGGCATCACCAACACCGGAAATCTCCTTTGCCCAAGTCAGATAATGATAGACATTCCCGCTTGTCGGTGGTGTCCGAACAGCAATGTAATACCTCTCACGTAAGCTTTCGTCTGTCTCCGACTCATAACCATCATGTGTTGGCTCAGGATTGGTTACACCAGTGATACCAGCCAGGGTAACCGGAATCTGGGTGATTTGGTTTGCAGGAACGTTTCCAGCCATTCCGGAATTAACAGCCCTGATTTGTACATTGGCTGTTCCGGCCACAGTCTTAGATTCAGTTGCTGTAAATTGAACCCCTGAAGCTGTCTCAAACAAATCCCCTATGTTCACGATCCCATTCCCGGTGACAAGCAGGAGTCCCTTGGAAAATGTTGCTTCCGTCCGAACAATCCCTTTCCTCTGCCCCACAAATGCTGCCAACATATCCCCTGAAAGGTTGTCCACGTCTATCAAAGCCGATATGTCTTCAATGCGCTCAAACAACTGGAGCGCCACCAAAGAGACGCTTTTCAACATGTCATATGTCATGTATCCAGGTGTCTTGTCGTATTTATCATCTATGGCACCAAGCAAGGTACCTAAGACATCTTCCAGATTAGCCACTATAAATCACCTTGCCTTCAATTCCCTCTATTAACGCCCCTATTTTTGTAATCACATTGAAGTTAAGCGTGGCAAAATCAGTACCACGACTGATCTCAAAATTATCGCACTCCAAAATCTCTGGATGCATGACACATTTTTCTTGAATTTGCCGACTTACCTCGCTCGTGATCGTGGCGAGCGGAATATCCTTCCGGCCAATGAACTGTGCAAGGGATATCCCAAACTCCGTTCCCTCGTAAACCCGGTATTTGTCTAACTCTGTAATCAGCAGCATAGACACCCATTGGTGGATGGCTTGTTCATAACTGGCCTCCACCAATTGACCATCCTTTAAAACGTAACTTTGTGCGTCAAAGTCAAACAAAAAGACCTTACCCAACACCGGATCGGGTAAAGTCTCTTCTACTGCATCAAAATCAAGTGTCGGGAACATCTATTCACCCGCCTTGTCCATTACAAAATAGGTTTGCCCATCGGATGATGGAGCAACAATAACATAGCTTCCAGCCACCAAGGGAGATGGCAAATGAAACATCCGGTTAGCAAGAACCAGGTCATCACCATCCAATACAATTTCATCTCCCAGGGAAAGACTCAGATTCGGCATTCCGGTTATCACCTTAGCAAGAGTTGTGCCCGGTATAGACGGATTATTACGTTCCTTGAACACTTGGGCCAATTGAACATCCCATTTATCCATCACATCGCCTCCATCTCAAGAGACACCTTATGATTGCCATTCGTCACCGTATGACTTGCCGATTTGATAAGATACTTCCCTATGATGCCTGTGATTGGTTCGTTCAGGTCCAACACCCTGCCCGCCCGGATATCATCATGCCCTAACATCTCACAAGATACAGTTTCACCCACACGGTTCAATTCCTTAAGTGTATTTGTAGCAATATTCCGGGCTTGTGCTGCACTTTTCTTTTCAACAGTCACGACCTCTGTAAGCTGCCCGTATTTGGAGATATTGCCCTTGTCCTCCGTAGTGGCATAGATCTTAGTGGACTTGTCCTCACTTGCGGCCACAATAACCCGGTTCTTCATTTCCTCAATACTTAGCTCACGGCTTGGGTTACTGATCGTGGCTGTCACAGGAAAGGCATACGTGTTATAACTCAATCGGCTAATTGGATTGATGACCATATCTGTAAGTAATCTCACATGCAGCACGTCTTTGACCATCTCCACGTAATATTTTTTTCTGGTTTCCTGGTACACTTGCTCCAGAATATCCGTGATAATGTCACTGACCGTGTCCTCCTTATAGATTTTGGTGATCAGCGTAGGGATTGAAGCAATTTTGTGCTTAACTCCGAATCGGTCCAAAAGCTTCCCAATGGCCTGTGAAGCAGCAGCCTTTTTAAACTGGATAATCGTCTTGTTCTTATTGAGATACCAAGCACGATCAAAACAGGTGAAGCTCTTGCCAAATCTACCATTCACGCTGCTACTGATAACAATGTAATAGTTCAAAAACTTACCCTCGTTGAATAAGGCGAGTTGGCTTCCGACCTCTACCAAATCGCCTTTTTCAAAGAATGTGGTATCGTTATAGGCGTAGTCAAAACTCATTTCCTCGCCTAAAGCCTCCATATTGCTTGACCATGCCAAATTCCCGACAAAATCGGTAACATCCAACTTTTTACCGTCTTTCATGAGCAAAATTTTATGTGTCATCATTTCACCTTCAGAAATTTGAATTCTTTCACCGCTAGGGAATAGGTGATATCTCCACTCCGGTCAAATCCGTAACTGAAGTTATCAATGGTACAGGGCATGTTCAGGATCTCTTTCTCTTTATCATCCGTAATGATGACTCTGAACGGAACCCGGCGTTCTCTCCACTTACGAAAGAACTGAACATAGGACCACCCAAGACGCTTGTCCTTCGCAAAAGGATACTTCCGCATTGGGAAAAACGACTCAATGGTTAGAGAACGAAGGCCGGGTAAACCGATCAAATTCACGGAACCTCGGCCAATCGTATCAAATTCCTCATTGTTCCACGGTTGTTCCATTGTCAAATCTTGTGGCAAGATCGGAAGCTTTCGCACCTCCTTGAAATTGTCCACGGCGAACACAATATCCATCCTATCCCCTCCTATGCGTTCCCTAACGCTGCTAGGAGCTTCGGAACGGCTTTGTTCATGATTCTGTTAACCTGTTCCTCTTCTCCTATCAAATCGCCTTGTACGATGATTTGGACGGTTATCCCGCCGCTCATATTGCTCATCATTCGTTCAGACCGTGCAGCCGGAATAACTTGGCTGCCATTCGGTAGGTTGACGATCTCGCCACCGCGCTCATTGATTTGTGCCATGCCGCCGCTGAAATAGCTTGTACCGAGCGCAAATTGAGGTATGTTAGGAATATTAATCCCGTATGTTTCCCCACCCATTCCCGGCACCCAATCCGGCACAGTGAAGCTAATGCTGTTGATCTTATCTATCATGTTATTGATCATACCAATAACGGTATTTATTGGCGTTTTCACAAAGCCGACCACGGAACCGAATGCACCCTTGATAGACTCACCCATGCCGCTGAACGTGTTTGCAGTAGCCTCTTTGATGTTTGTCCAGGCATTGCCCAACCACTCCCACAATTCAGAAGCTTTAGCCTTTACCGTGTCCCAGTTTTGGTATAATGCAATACCGCCAGCGATAACAAGACCGATGGCCGTTGCAATCCAGCCGAAGGGACTCATGTTCATTACAAGAGTTAATGCAGCTTGTGCAATCGTCAACCCCTGTGTGACAGTTTTCCAAGCCGAAAACAAGCCACTAACCGTTCCCACGACCTTCTGAGCAACGATTGCAGCAGTCAAACCAGCTACGACAGGGATTAACCAATTTGCATTGTCTTTCGCCCATTTCAGTGCGTCTTTAAAGCCATCAATCGCTTTTCCACCCAAGTTAAAGGCATATTGAATTTCATTCTGGATTCTTGGCATATTACTGCCGATCCATGAACCAAATTCATTAATTTTCGGAAGCATCTTTTCTGCCAAAGGTTTCACAAGTCCAATTTCGAGATTCCTACCGATTCCCCGGAATGCATCTCCAACATTATCAAATTTCATGTTGGCCACATCGACCATGGTGTCCTTGGTCATGTCGAACTGCTTCGATACATTGCCGTATGCCTTGATTACACGGTCTTCCAAATCTTCCGCTTGTGTACCAAAGAGGGCAACGGCCGCGGCGTTACGTTCAGCCGGGCTTTTCACGGAATTAATCGCCTTAACTGTAGTCAGGAATGCTTTCTGAGCCGCAACGCCACCTTCAGCAAACTGGGCTGTCATTTTCTCACCAGATAAACCGATTGCTTGATAGGCTTCCATGGAACCCTTCGAGCCATCTTTGGTACGAATACCAAACTCTTTGATCCCATCTCCCACTTTGTCCAGGTTAAATGCTCCAGCTTCTAATCCAGCAGAAAAGGTGTCAAACATCTGTTCAGCGTTAAATCCGAGCTTTGCAAAATACGGTGCGTACTCATTAGCGGAATCGATAAGCTCACCGGACTTATTTAGACCTTTTTGAGCGCCTTGAGCCAAGAGATTGTAAGCCTGATCTGAGGTGATTCCGAAGTTTTTCATCATGGTATCAACAGCTTTGATGGACTCCGCGATATCCTCCCCGAACACATCCCGGTAAAGGACCGCATTTTTCGTAGTCGATGAAAGCTCTGATCCGGCTTGCTTCGTCACTTGTTTGGCTATTGCCATGGCATCGGATAAATCGGTCCAACTCTCACCAAAGTTGCCTTTGTAGAGGGCTGTTATCTCCTTGTCCATGCCTTTAAGCTCTGCCTTGGTTACACCTGTTTGGGCCTGAAGCTTAGACATGGAGGTGCCGTACTCCTTGGCGAAATTGACCACCTTATACATGCCAACGGCTGCTGTTCCAATTCCAGCCAGCGAAACCCCCAAACCTACTGCTTTCTTAGCCACATTTGTAAAACTAGATACGGCTTGAGCCTGAAAGCCTCGGACGTTATTACCTAGCAGCTTCATTTCGCGGCTGTTATTCCGCGCGGAATCTGCTGCACGGCGCATAGGTGCCGTAAACATATCTCTCAGGTTCAGCACTGTGTTTATGGCTCTTGTAGCCAAGCACCTCACCACCTAAATGCAAAAAGGGAGGCTACTTGCCCCCCGTCATTGCTTTATATCGCTTGTCCTCCTGTTCGTAGTGCTGTTCCATCCAAATGCCGTAGACTTGCTTTTCTACGGGTGATAGTGATAATAATTTCTCGTGATCATGTCCACGCAAGACATAAAACCCTATCATTTGCAGTTCAGGATCACGTTTCATTAGTTTTTTACGTTATTACTCATTTCTTCAGGTGATGCGAACCCTGCAATTTCCATCACTGTTTGAGCAGCCAATTTAATTTCAGCAGGAGTAAGTAAAATCAGTACAATGTCAATTGGATCTAACACTTCGTATTCCTCGTGCAGCTCAGGTGATTGGAATAGCTTTACAGCCTGGTAGACAAGAGTTGCATTGGCATACATTGCATCCGATGTGGTATCAGAAGGCATGTCCAATACTTTGTATACTGCCGAAGATCCTGGATTGCTCACCTCAACTTCGCCTCCCAAGCTTGCCACAAGAAATGGTTCAACCCGGTTTTTCTCAGCTTGTTTATCACTTTTTTTTGCAATCAAATCAGCTAATGTAAGCTTTTTGTTTTCAGTAGTCATATAGTAACGCCTCTCTCTCATTTGTTGGTTTGGTTAATTACATCAATTCAAGGAATTGGAATTCTGAGAACGTGAACGGAAGCTCTTCCTCAGTAATCGCCTTGGCTTCGGAGCTACCCCCGAATTCACTGAATATGATACCTGTGAAGACACAGCGTTCGGCTTTACCAGTTGATTTATTAAGAATTTTTGTGACAATCTTGACCGTTGGCATAACACCTTTTTGGAATGCTTCGGCCAAGATTCTAGCCCCGCGGCTCTGTGTCTTGTTAGTGGTCAATGTGCCCTCACCTGTGAACCCGGTATATTTCTTATATGTTCTCGGATCACCCAAAAAAGTGATATCCTCGAATTCACCCGTAATTTTATATTCAAATTTTTTAAGATCGTCCCATATCTCATTATTGATCCAGACCGTCATATCACTACCAGATATAACCTTGTTCCCTTTGTTGTCGTCCAAGTTAATGCCCCTTCCTATTCCAGATCAATGCCAAATTTCAGATCTTCCATGGCATCGGTAATTTTGATGTTCCCGGCCAAAAATACCTGACTACCGAACGAATTATTCTTAACTGTCTGTTCATCCCACTCTTCTGCATCTGTTTTACCATTTGCAATCCATGCAGACCGTTGGGCCTCTACATCAACCGTGGCCTGATTCGCAAAAGTATTGTCCAGCAAATCCTCATTAGCCAAAGTGTTAAAGTAGGCGTTGATTGCCGTAATGAGAAGCACCTGATAATCATATTTGTTCTTGTACTTGCCTAGGTAATCAGACTTGAACGTGTTCGAGATATCCTCGCGGATCATATCCATTGTTTCGATGATTACAATTTTCTTAAAATCCTCAGAAACCGTAGCGGACAATGTCACCAAGGAATTCACGCCCCTAGCCACACGGACCGTTTCCTCATCATTGAACAACACAAATTTCCCGGCGTTTACTGCCGCTTCCAGTTCACCCGGCTCCACCACACTCTGCACGTCATCGAACGTCACATACGTACTTGAACGTGTGAGAGGCAAGCCAGCCAGCAACCCCAACAAGCGCGGAACAAACTTTTCACCTGTCACTGTCACCCCAGAAGCGTATGTGATGCTTTCATTGGTAAAGTTTACGACATGGGAACTATCTGGGCTGGTCACATTGAACACAACTGCTTTATTGCCTTTCTTCGCATTCTCCCGTTCCTTAATGTACGCGGACAACGAAGTCTGTTCCTCCGGCTCCCCTTCTGCAAATCCCATCCAATTGTACTTACGGCTACCCAATCGGCCCACCGCCTCAACTACCGCGTCCTCTGTATCCACTGCTACAGGTATAACAAGCACTCGTGCAGCTCCACCCGTGAATACATCTTTGATATACTGCACGTTTGTGGCGGTGAATTTGGTTGTTTCGATATTAATCCGGGAACGATAATCCTTGATGGCATATGTGGCATCTGTATCATCCTTTACAATTAATGCAGCCACACCACGCTCTGAACGATCCACCAGTGTTGCCGCCAGCTTTTGAAATGTGATATCAATGCTTGGCAATCCAATCGCCATGTTTATTCCTCCTTGTGCAAAGCAAAATCAAGTGAAGCCATAACTTCACCTGTGTCATCCTCAATCTGTTGAATATAGTAAACATCGAACCGGCATTGCAGCACTCCGTCCACCCGGTCACATGTCGTTTCAGGGTAAACTACAAATCCATCTTGGATCGTGAAGTGTCCTGAAAATGCATCCTCTAAAACTTGTTGCACCCGAAGAAGCTCAAGCTTGTACTTGTGTCTGTCCTTCGGGAAATAGAAGATGACCACGGGTATCGTTCGTTCTACGCTGCTAGAATTGTATGCAGACCGGGTTGCATCCTCAAAATCAACAAAAAGCGAAGGTCGCTGAAACCCTTCGCTAATATCTGTTGTTTGGATCGGTATATCTGGTAACACTTCAATCAATTTTTCATTGATAGCCAGGGCGATTTTTTCCAGTGTAATCAATTACCTCAGCCCCTTATCCAACATCTCATCCACAAATCGCACACAATCCCGAACAAATTCACCTTCAAATTTCCTCCGGGCCTTAGCAAAGACTTGTTTCCCTGGCACAAAGCCCTTTTCTGTTCCGTCTTTGGTCACGATACGGTGACCATATTCATTCAAGTGGGCATGAGGTGCGCCGCTGTAAACACGAATGGCAAGCCCTCGATCATATTTATATATCTTCCCTCGCTTGATCGACTTCACATATGTTCCGGTTCTTTTCTTCACTGAACGCCTAGCCTCAGCAGCAGTCAATTTCCTTAGCTTCTGGCCTTCTCCCCTTAGAAACTTCCTCATTTCTTTAGGGAACTGCCTGTTTGCCAGGCGCATCATGTGTCCGGTGAATGCATCCAGCTCACTCAGGTCAAATTCATCATTACTCACCCAATCACCTCTTCACAGAATAGTTCAAGAGACACATTCCGAAAGTAAGGATTCAGAATAAATTTGATATCGAAACGGTGGCCCCGGTATGTGATCCACATGTCCTGCTTGATATCCTTGCCGCTGTTATAACGGACAATGATCTTATGTGTGGTCGTACTCAGGATTGTCTCAGCCACTGCACGCTGTAAGCTTCCGGTTTGAGGAACAATTTCAGCCCATATTTCCATGATAGATTCATCCCGGTAATCTGTTTCCTTCAGCTCATTTTCAAACTTCTGATTAGCCCAAACGGTGACTTTCCCCTTTAGCTTTCCGGCATTCATGATGGGACCACCTTACAACTGAGCTGAATGATGAAATTATTAATGACCGTTGGGATTTTTATATCTTTGTCCGTCACCTCACGGTTTTCGTAAAACAAAGAAACAAGCATCATCACGACTACGTTGTATAGCTCTCCCTCTTGGACAGATACACCCGCATTCCTCATATATTCCTTTGCTGCGGCCATAAATCCGATAATCAAATTGTCGTCATCATCGTAGTCAACCCGGAGATACGCCTTGATCTGTTCCAGATCCATTGGATCATCCCCTATTCTTTGGACGGTTCACTTGATGGGTCGGGCACCGGAGCCGTTGTTTCCTTTGTGTTTGTTGTCAGTTCGGTGGTTTCTTCGGTTGCTGGTAAAGGAGCCGTTGTATCATCGATAGCAATCTCCACATCCGTTGAATACGGAACCAACAATAGCTCCACACCCACATGTTGCCGCTCTGCTCTGAGTTTACGAGCTAATTCCTCATGCTGTTCGTCTGTAAGTGGTCGGTTTGCTCTCCAAATCACTACGGGCACTGCCGCCTTTACGGTAACCAACTTTTCTGCCGCTTTACTCTTTGCCATTTCAATTGCTCCCTTCTGAATGGAAAAGGAGCGGTTTCCCGCCCCCAAATGTTAATCTCAATTAGTTATTAGGTTCCGCTTCCGGCTGCACCCTTCTTGATGATGACAACGCCGTTCGGATCAAGCAGTTTACCGTCTGCAATAAGGATAGCCTTGTCCACCCATTGGTTAGTGTCATGATCCAAGTAACGGAACATCGTCAGTTGCATGTTCGTATTGACACCATAATTTGAAAGGTCACAGAAGATTGCAATAACATCCCCGGACGCTGCAGTGTCATATGGCTGAATCAAATCATCCTCAACCAGGATAACCTCTTTACCAGCAAAGCGTTCCTGAATGCCGTTAGTAATACCATAGTTGGTACGGCCAATCGGCTGTCCGGCATCATCCACCATACCGTCCACATACGTTTCGAATGTACCAGAAGCCATAAAAAATACCGCTCCTGCTTTGTAAGCAAGCGGCATCTTCGCAAACACTTTCTTTTTCCATGGCTGGTATGCGGTGATTTCAGTTTCATCCAAAGTAACAATCTGCCCGGCAGGAACGCGGGTATCCTTTGTGATCCCAAGAGGCTGTCCGGTTCCAGTACCGCCAACCACTGCCGATTCAAGCGCCTTAATCATCGCCTCCACGATGAGGTCAATAACGAGTGTTTCAAAGCCCTCCAAAGTAATGGTGTCGGCCAGCAATGAAACAGCTACTTTACATTCCAATCCGTAGTATGAGAACGAAACTTTGGTGTTAGCTTGGATCTTCTGACGATCAGATGGCGTGGTCTCAGTAATCCATGTAGCGACAGGCTTAACGGATAGCAATGGTACATCTACCCCGCCTTTAATATTCAACTTACGAACACGACTCCACACCCGGCCACGTACTTCCAGTTTACGAATGACTTCATTCAGGATGGTTGTAGGTACGACTGCCGAAACATCATTGCTTGTCGTTTGAGCATTTGCCCGAAGCTCTGGCTTAATCTCGCCACGGATCGCAAATTCCATAAAAGCTTTCCGGTATTCCATCGTTCCGAATTTGTCGGACGGGTCAGCCGAACGCTCTTGCTGTTGTAAGCCAAATGAAGACAACACCTGAGCAAGCCCCGGATCACCCCCGCCCATCGTTTGACTACGATGTTCAGCAGCAGGCGGTGTACTTCCTCCGGCTGGCGGCTCTTCTTCATCAGGCATAGCATCAACGATGCTGCGAAGCTCTGCAATCTCAGAATTCAGTGTTTCCAAGTCGCTGTTAATGCTTCTCAGCTCCGCAACCACTTCAGTTGTTGCGGAACGTTGAATCAGACCTTGTTTTTTTGTTTCCAGTTTCGCCAGCATTGCCATCAGTTTCTTTTTGTTCATCGTCTAATCACCCTTTAGATAGAATTTGATTTCTCAGTCTTAATACTTCCAGCTCGCTTGGCGAACTCACCAGTTCGGATCGTGCATTCTCCAATGCAATTCGAGCGCTCTCCAGCGCTTGCTGATCACGAGCATTTATATCAGTTCCGGCATAAGCCGGGAACGATACGGCAGACACTTCAATGACACGGGAGATGTCCAAGATACGCCGGATAGGCATATTGGTATCCAGCCCCTCCCACTTGTGATCCCGGATGAAAAAAATAAAAGACATCCCATTGATGTCTTCTCGTGCAACGGAAGAATGTAGTGCTCGTGCTTCAGTATTGTTTTCTATGTCAAGACTCCCACGGACAAAAAGCCCCTGATCATCAATAGATAGCTGTAATGTGGAATTAGCATTGTTGTTACGGCTACGTGCCAAAGGGATATTCTGCAAATTATGATTGACTGTTAGCACGACATCCCGAAAATCGGTCTTCATAAATGCGCTGCGCTCAATAATTTCCTCATACATGCCTCCAATGACCGTTTTTTGGTCAAATATGGCCGCATGTCCCTGAATTACGCCGCCCTCTGTCTCCGCTCGTAAGTCAGGAAACGTGAATGAGCGCTTTTCACGGATCATCAAATCAGGAAGAACCACTTTGCTCATTGTCTTCCACCGCCTTTCCCTTGTTTAAGCTTGTCATTTGGTACTGATTAATCAGATTTATGTCAATGTAATTCAGTGATTGTGTACGTCTGCCGCCACCCTCAACCGGAGGATACCCTAGAAGCCGTAGCTTTTGATTGTCACTTAATAGCCCTTGCTCACCCGCTGTCTTGATCAGGTTCAACTTGGCTGCCGTACTCAAGTAATTCATGTCCCGGTGATACCAAATGATTTCATTCCCTACATCCAGTTCCCGCTCGGTAAACAGGATCTTAGAAAACTTCTGTCCAAAATAAATAACGAGTGGCTCCAGCGTCTTCTCATAGAACGCCTGGTACTGCTCGTCGTTGAATTCTCCTGTCATGATAGGAAGAGATACGCCAAACCAATCCATCACACTTTGTTTCAGGAATGCGAAGGTATCCTTGTCTATGAATTTAGCTTCGCCCTTGATCGGGATAAACTCACCCTTTAGGTCAATCGGCAAAATCCCGCTGTCTCCGTCCGCTATTAGCCGTTCGAATCTGGCACGTTCAGCACGACTTGCATCATCATCCATGAGCGTAGCCACTTTTAATACAGCTTGGATAGCTGAATTGATCTTGGCTGCACGCTCAAGCCCTTGCGATAAGGTGTGATTTGTTCCCAACACCTTCAACAATGCAGCGTTATCAGGTTGACCGTTAGCCCCGCCGCCCATAAATTCATTAACGGAATACTTCTTCCGCAAATGAATGACATCAGTGTAAGGAAACGTGAAGTCTACCCCATTGGGAAAGTAAAAGCGAATAAGCATTGCACCATTCGGGTCCTGCAAGAACTCAACCCGGCTAGGATTTATAGGATACAGCGCACGATACGTTCGCCGCTCAAAAACGCTGCTGTGATCAACATCAAAAATCGGTATGATAAAGGCATTATAATTCATAAACAATAGCCAAATCGTTTTTTCAATGAATTCACTGGTGGTCATCAAGGGATTCGGCCCAAACTTCAGTAACCGATTAATATTCCCCTTTGGCATTGCTTCCTGATCCTCTGAACTCCGAATATGCCTGGGCTGAAGCTTGCTCATTTCCGTTGCTATGACGTTTATACAGTTCTGGACCATGTCGGATGCATAAATGTCTGTCCCGAATTGGCTGAATATCGGTAACCCACCATTCATCATTCGCATCATCTTCGCATCACGCCGATTGTTTGCCCAGTTTCGGAAGATATCCAGCAATTGCAACATAACACCCCCTTTCTAGGCAGCCGATAATCTAACAAAGTCGCTGCGGTTATCAATGTACACTCGGTAACACATGATTAAAGTGACAGCACCGTCAATCTTCTTGTCTTCCTTGCCTTGAACCTTAATGGGCATTTGCTCCATCTTGGAATTCACTGTGATTGCCGTATTTTCCAGGCACCATTTATCCAGGCTGTCATTGTTGTAATAAATCAAGTCGCTTCGTAGATCCGCTTCAACAAGCTTCATCGGCTCTGACATCGGACCCCAGTCTTGTACAACCCGCACCATTTCAAATCCCAAGTCCTCCATTTCCTTGACCCAATACACAGCAGACCACTTGTCATATCCGATCTTCAAAAACTTGATGTTGTATTCCTTCACCAGCTTCACGAACCAAGCTGTAACCAGACGGAAGTCATTTTCATTCCCTTCACTGACCGTTATTCGGCCTTCACGAATCCAAGCTTTATACTTGTCCAAGTCCTCCTTGGATAAATTAGAAAGTTTGGATTCCGGAATGAAATATTGGGAAGCAGTAAATTTCTTGCCGTTACGAAGGAACAAGGCACGAGCACATGCCAAGTCACCCGATTTGGACAAATCAACACCACCGATAGCAACACGGCCCCGCATGGATTCCAGATCAAAGACGTGTTCATCACTATTTGTGATTTCATCCTGTAAAAGCCAGGCTTCGGAATTGTTTTGTTTGACATTAAAGTCTTTTGCCAACATAAAAATCCGCTCGGCCTTGTCGTGCTGGGCCTTACGGATCTGATCTTTAATGTATTTCGGTTTTTTAATCGTTCCTAAGCTCGGATTAGATTTTGACCACGATGTCGGGTCTTGCCAAATCTCCGTTTCACTGTCCTGTGTGTAAAGCCAGGTAAGCAACGTGTCATCCTCAATCTCTTTGGCAAGCACCTGACGGGCATAAAAAAGCTCCTTATCCAGATAACCATCGTTTACGAACCCCTCCGTGGTTATGTTAATAAACCACGGCTCGTCCTTCGTAGATTGGGACTGATCAATAGACTTGGCAATGACGTTATGCTTCATCTCATTCGACTCGTCCAAGATGGCACCGTCAATATTACGGCCCTCCTTGTTTTTGGTACGGTCAGATATCTTGAACACTTTGCTCTTGTTCTTCAGATTGAATATACCCTTGAGGTTTTTATGGGTTCGCTTGTCCTTCGGATCAAACTGTTCCCTCATGCTGTTAATCTCTTCAAAGATGATACTCGCCTGAGCATCATCGTTTGATGAACAGACAATATCATTCCCCCCGGTTCCACACATCAACTCTGTAAGCCCTAGGGCCGCGCACAAGGTTGATTTGCCGTTTTTCCGCGCTATGAGAAGGATCGACTTTTTAAAACGTCTCAGGAGCTTTTTAAGAGGCTTTTCCCCGTAATAGTTATAATAACCCTCTTCTGACCACTTGAAAGAGTAAAACGCCTCTATAAAAGCCCGTTCCCACAGCTCCAGAATGAACGGGTGTCCATAGAATGGGCTTTTCGTGTGTTTACAAAACCGTTCAATGAACATAATCCGAAAATGAGCATCTTTTGTGTCATAAACAAAGGCCGGGTTAGACAAATCAGCAATCAGATTATCCAATTGCTGTATCAATTCAGATCCGGCCACGATTTCCCCGCGCTGAATCGCATCATGGTATTGGACTAAATAGCTATTCTCCACCGTTGGCTTGACGTATAAATTTGTCAAACTCATCATCACCTTCGGACGCATCTTTGCTAAGAATGGTGTTCAATGTCTTTATCGCCATGCCATATGCGGCTACGTTCTGCCGATATTGCTTGGCTGCTTCAATCGGCTTTTGCAATTCAGGACGTTCGGGATGGATTTTAACCATACCCGTGTCGGCTAGGCTATTCCGAAGGAACCAGTTTTCAGCAAACAAAAAGGCCGCGTCCTCAATAAGCCCGGCGACCAACTTTGTTTTTACCGGGTCCACATCTTTGAACAGCTCGTTCAATTTCTCCCGCTCTTTTTGGAGAACGTCCTCTTTAGTCAACATTTTCGGGTTCTCCTTCGATTTTCAAATTTTTCGGTTCCTGTGAAAAAAGGGTTCCCTATACGGTCATGGAGCTTTTCCAAAATTCCTGGAACCCGGGGGGCTATCATTCTTCTTCCAAATGTGCAGTAAGTAGCGCTCTTTCTTCCGGGCTGAAGTCACCAAGGAGCTTGTCCTTGCTTGCTACCCTTATTCCATCTCTCAAACGACTTGGCACACCTGCATAGGCATACACCCACTGGCGCTTATGATGAAGTCCGTGAGCCTGCGCTACCATCACAGCGTTTTCGAAAGTGGAAGCACCGATTACATATCCTTCCTCAAACTCTTTAGTTGCCCATTTGATTGCTTTGCATCTTTCACGATACTGGCTTCGAACATCAGCCGGCACACGCTCGTCCTTCAGCATGTCAGCCAACACTCTGATAGTTTCTTTAACTGGTTTAAGGTTTTCCATATTCACAGTTACTTCCAAACCCTTTGGCATAACAATCATCATCCTTCATCACGGTTGATATTTTTCGAACCATTTATCAATGTATCCTCGCCACTCATCCTTACGATGCTTCCGCTCTTCATCCATGTCCAGACGGGCATAGCACTCTTCCTTGCTCACATCACAGAAGATAAGTTCAGCTCCCAGGTCATCAGCCAGACGTTCACGCTTCCGCTTCTCAGCATGACCGCCAATCACCCAAGCGCTACGCCACTTACCATACCTGGTCTTGATGTTGTCTATGAGCATGCTATGTACAGCCCTGACATTGGGTAGTAGCCCGTCCGGTTTATCATAGAATGGCAAGAGCGATACAGCGGCGAACAGCTTATCAATATCAACCACGATGTCACCTCTAACCATCCGTGCTGCCACATAGTCCTCATGCCCGGCCATTGGTGGACCATAGACTATATACACGCCTTGCTCGAACTGATAACCGAAGCGTCCATGAATCTGATTGTGACACTCATGATGAACTACCATGATGTTCTCAGGGTTCAGGGATATGTTCGCGTCTCCCACATTCTCAGGGGTTAGCTCCGTGATATGATGTAGCGTCAACTCACTGGCTTTTAGAACATACTTATTACAATGTTCACAACGCAATCCACGTTGATTGATAACAACCAATCGGAAGTTTTGCCATACCTCACTGGCATAGAAGCTTTTCAAGATCGAATACTTAGCCACTGATCACCATTCCTTTGCTTGCATCGCTCGCACCTGGGACTTGAGAAGTTCCATTTGTGCCTTGCGTTTTTCACTGATCTCAGAAGGATCAGCTTGATTCAACATCTCGTCATACTGCTTAATCAAGGATCTAAGCTCTCTCATTGCAGCAGCCTGTGATTTCAAAGCATTAGCCTGTTTGTCCCACGCATGCTGAATATCATATTCCTCTTCAACGTATGTGGGCATTGATTCACGAGTTGTGTTCCCTAGCTTATCGGTATCTTCGAATATCTGCATTTGGCTCTTCTGCTTCTTGAGAACCTTGGTTTGATCTTCCTGATCACGAACAAACATAATGCGCTGTGAACGTAGAATGTTTGTAACCTTGATCTGAATCATACCGACCATGATATCCAAAGGACTCATTTCAGCAGCTTCATCGAAGATTTCCCTTGTTTCCTCATCATCCGGCAAGAAGCGCCTGAACAATCCGTGCTTAACTGCATGGTCATTCTTCTCAGGTCCACCCGGTCCACCTTTGTTGCCTACAGCATTTTTATTGCCAACAGGCGCACCAAGTTTCCTTACCTCCGGTATGTCGTCCCATCGGTCAATACTCTTCCACTTACGAATCAATGAAGGACTCACGCCCAATTGCTCGGCTATATCCTTTGGCTTCTTCTTACGGCCACTTCTCAGCCATATTTGCCGGGCTTTTTTTCTTAAATCACTCGGTGGTCTGGACAACGCAAAAATGCCACCTCCCTGATAATTGAGTTGGTTTTCTCACTTTCATTTGGTAAGTCACCGGAACAGTATAAAATCCACTGGAAATTAGCAATCCAACTTTTTATCGAAACCGAAGTTTTCATGCCCTTTTCTAGCAATTGAATTATTCATAACATATATTGTCTTGAATTCAGGTTCACAGAAACTTGGCTTTTAAATCAAAGCATTTTCCCATTACCGGAACAGTGAATTCACTGTTACCGAATTGAAGGTAATACGTTACAGTTGGAAGCGGTCAAATGCATCGTCTAAGGTGTCCTGCTTGATTCCTAAGTACCTTAAAGTCATACTCTCTTCACTATGGTTGAACAGCTCCATTAGTAACGCTATATCCTTTTCTCGTTGGTAAAAATGATACCCAAACGTTTTGCGAAGGGAATGCGTTCCGATCTCAGGAATGGATAGTTTTTGTGCAGCTCCATTTAGTATCTTGTAAGCCATACTCGGGCTGATCGGTTCATTAACCAAACCTGATTTATGTTTCTTGCTGCGACCTGAAAACAAGTAAGCCGAATCGGGCTTCCCACGAATGTAATGATCCAAAACTTCACGAAGGGCACGATTAATTTTGATACGCTTGTGCTTCTTGGTTTTCTTTTCGATAATCTCAATGTACAAGCCGCGCACATCACCAACTTGTAAAGGCAGAATATCCGAAATACGAAGTCCTGTGTTAATTCCAACCATGAGAAGCACGTAATCTCGCTCGTTTTTATCCATCAATAGCTCCTTCAGTTGTTGGAGCTTTCTTGTGTTACGTATGGGCTGCACAAATTTCATTCAAGTGATCACCTCCCTTAAAACAGAAAAGAGCCACCCTTGGGCGACTCCGTTTTACGTGTATGTTCCAGTACAATGTTTATGATCAAAAGGAGATGAGCCACCCGGTAACCCTCCGAATGGCCCAAAAAAAGAATATGAAGAAAATTTCATCGGCCTTGTCAGGAATCGAACCTGACTTCTCCAAAAAGCCATAAAGTGTCCGTATTTATATGCCGCCCGGATGGAGCGACTTCGGGGCATCTAACCCCACCTCACACCGCACCACTGACGATTAACGTCTAAGGATAACCCATCCCACAGCACAGCCGAGTCGCCTACGGGATAACGGGTGTAGGCACACCGGAGAGTTGAATTCCTCTCTATGTGCCTACTTTATAATTAAAATACAGACGTATAGCTGTCTCAAAACGGACTCACTACTGACCCACTACTGACAGTATACAGACAGTTTTTCAATTCACAGTACATCCCACAACTTCAACGTACTCGCTACTGACTTGATACCATCAACGATTCTTCTATCAAAGGAACGCTCTGAGATGCTTCGAAACTTAATTAAGGCAGATTTTCTAGGCAATCCTTGAATGAACCTGTATTCAACCATCTTCTTCAATTCATGATCAATAATTACTCTTACTGCTCGCTCTATATTATCTGTCTTGAGCTTCCAATCTTTATAAATAGCCTGCTGTTTCTCATTAAGTGCATCACTTAATCCAAGCTCGTCAACTGTCCTCTTCATACGAGTGTAACGTCTAAGCATTGATTTAGCCGCGTCTCTTTCAGCATCTGTCACACTTTGGTAAAATTCCATTTGTATCACCGCAGCCCCCATACACGGCCCCTTTCATTTTATGGCTTAAAAATTAAATGTCGCCTGTCCTTCTGGTATTTCTTCTTCTCCAGCCTCTTGGATCAAACCCTCAGAAAGCCATTTTGCAGGAGCTTTCTTCCTATAATTGTTCCAGACCGGAGAACCAACGGTTTTACCGTATGAATTAATATTAACTGCCTTTTCAGTCCACACCCAACACTTTTCGGTAGTGACCATATCACTCATTTCGTCCCCTCCAGAAGTTCGACTTTGCATTTGTATCCAATCAATTCAAGACAATATTTTTTGTACCATGCCAATTCCCGTTTAACTTGATCGCGTTCTGAAGAAATACTTGCATTGATCTCCGTCATTTCTGCCATCGCTTGATCACGCTCATTCAGGGCTTCGATAAGGTCCCGATTCGCTACCCCATCCCAGTTGCTCATGTCGATTCCTTCCCCTCTATTAAATGATCTATTGAAATTTCAAATGCATCCAGATCATGTTTCTCATAGCACTTCTCCTATACAAGCAATTTTCCAATAGGATTGTTGAAATTCTTCCCGTCTTCGTATCCCTGCAACATTGCCTCTTTATTCGAAGCTGATGTCACAGGTGCGGGCTTGTCCTCTTTTAATTCGGCCTCATTGTAAGCTGTTTCCACCACTTCGTGTTTAACCAAGACCAATGCAAAACTTTCTTGTGCTACTTGCTCTATAAATTTATCGTTTAGCCCAGCAAGAAAACCACGGACATAGTCATTCTTAGTTGCGTTGTAAAACTTCCGTGATGATATATCCTTCTGCTTCATATAGTTTCCCGCATGATATTTGATTGCATCTTCAGCAAATTTATATACTTCTGTTGCAATCTCCACATCTTCTGGTAGTCCAAGAAAACCTAAAAAACTTCCGGCAGAATAGAATGAATAGCATCTGAAGTTATCAGAAATAATTGCATGTAATCGTTTCTCCCACCAATGAATCCGATTTTTTCGAATAAGAAGTTCTTTAGCTTCCTTGGTTTGTTCTTGTTCTGATTTAATATCTGAAGCAACAATTCCACGCTTCAACATCAAGCGTTGTGCCATAAGGATTGCAGCCTGTGCTTCTTCAGCATTTGTGTTATTCTCTGCCAGTCTTAGTGCCTTTTGAATTTTCCTAATTGCATCTTGCATGATTTTCCACTCCTGTTCATATGGTTATTTGCTTTTGTTCGTCCGATTTACCCATGCAAAGCCTCTGTTCCGTCTCACTGGATCTTCCATCAAGTAAGCAACCCCTTTAGGCACAAGGCATTCAGGCTTAACCCGGAGTTTTCCAAGCCCGGTCTGAATCATTTCATATGCGGCAATATCCGCATTAGCAGATACAAACAACTGAACATCTTCAATACGACTACCCGACTCCAACAAGGGCCGCAACGCCCGATCTATAAGAACAATTGCTTTAGGATGTATCACCGGATTGGTCATTTAAGTGCCCTCCACGGATTGCCTGGATTCAAGAGAAAGGTATTTACCTAACTCCTGAATCTGCTTACCTACCGGACAATCATTGATACAGATTTTTTCCAATCGAGATGAATTGCTCCCGTTCCGCTTATTCATTGAGATTCTTGTCTCGCACGGATCACACTTAGTCACTATTTGTATATCTATCTGTTCCAAGGCTTCCATCCTGCTCATAGGCCCTTCTGTCTTAACTGTTCGCTTTAAATTCCTCAATGCATATAATATCTTTGCATTTTCAGAAACTGGCTCCGGTTGTTCGCTTGCAGCTTCTTCTGGAGACAGCCCGGACTTCCTTCTTTTCAGGAAGGTAGCATAATTTACCTTGTTAGCTGCTGCAACATGTTTCATTTCCTTCCATCCTGATTTTTGAGTCATGTTGCAGCACCTCTTTTCCGGTACATTTTTGGGGTCTTCTTCTTGTCCACTTTTTCTGTAGCCGCTCGTTCATGGCTCCAACCGCTTCGGAATCTGGCGTAATAAGTTGCCTTTGGTATCTTGTTGCTTTCAGCTATCTCCGGCCAGTTTCCGTGTTTGCCGTGTTTACGAACCGGATCGGTTACAGCCTCTTCAATCTGCCAATTATATCGTTTTACACGTTCGATTAGATGCCACTTACCAATGTCATTCTTAGCTGCTGCTTCAATATCTGCCTGTGTGATTTCCTGAGACAAGGACAGTTGCCTTGCCTCAAACCCACAGAATGGACAACGGAATAAATCTTTCCGAATCTCCTGCATGTCAGAAGAACATTTATAACATTCGATGATCATTAGTTCCCTCCCGCTGCCTTACTGGCTTGGGTTTGTTGGGCAAATCTCATCATTTCTTCAAATTCTGCTTCCGAAACATCTTGTTCTGAACCTTCAGGTTGCGATGCAGATACGATTTGTATATTAGGTTTGTTTGGCCTGTTCCCAGTGCCAGCACCCGAACGTGGTTTCTTCTTCTGTTTCATGACCAAGACCAATTGAACGTATTTCTTTCTGAATGTTGCGGCGCTCCGAACGTTCACGCTCCAAAAGTCATCATTTATAACCCAATCCATGACACTTTTTATAAGATCAAGGTCGGTCTGCTCATCATCTTCAACCAACAACCGGAATTGGTCTGCCCACTTTTCCATGTTCGCTTTAGCGGTACCATTCTTAATCCCTTCACGTTTACACATCTCATCAACGTTAGTACGGAAATGGACAGCCATTTGATAATAGACGTTGTCCTCACTATATTTGGGTTCTTTCTTCTTTTTATTCGATTCAGAAGATTGAACAGGTTCAGAAGAAGAAGAATCCTGAAGAGCCACAGGCGATTCATGACTACCTTTTTCTTTATAAGAATAGTTATTTATAGGTAGTTCTTTATAGGGTGCACCGTGTGCATCAGGGTAGTGCATACCCTGCACTACCCCTAGTGCATCCTGTGCACCACCCTGTTGCATATCATTCACTACCCGTGGTGCACGCTGTGCACTAGGTCGCAAAATCTCATAAATGTTACTCTCATTAAACCCTTCAGTTCGCCGCGTTACTTTTATAATTAGCCCATGATTAAAGAGCCAATCTACACAATCAATTGCCTTTCTCTTGCTCATGGAGCATTTCTCCCCAATTGTCTTATAGCTAGGGAAAGCGTCCGAGTTGTTAGCGCAGCGACAAAGGTACAGATAAACAAGTTTTTCGTGGGTCTTGGTATCTATATCATCAAATATTTCGTTAGGAGCCATAAAGAATCCAGTATCGAATTTCAATTGATTCATCATAAGGTTTGATATCCTTTCTAGTGTCTATTTCAATGTTGTTTAATATGTGTTATCTGCCGGGCTTGTCCTCCGACTGGAATTTTGGTAAGATTAACGTATATTATTTTTTAAAGCTTCGGAACTAATGGCCGCGTCCCTAAACGTGGTCATTTTTTCATGCCTGAGTAACATCCAATTACTCATGATGATTTTTCAAGCAGTGCTTCCTTATATTCCTGAATCCATTCTGTTTCGATCTTCCACACCCCTCCGTCCTTGTATGCCTTGATTTTCTTATCCTTAATTCTTCTTCTCATAGTAACCTCACTGATTCCCAACTGATCTGCTGCTTGTTTCAAAGAATGCATCATCTCAACCATTCCTTTCTCATTTAAACTTTGATGGTAACGATTTTTTAAAGTTAAACTTTGATGTGTTTTCAAAAAAATTTATCTCTTGAAGCTCACACTGGAATACATCAGCCAGAACATTTGCCTCAGACACCGAAACATCCTCAGGACGATCTTCCATCCTTGCGTATGTAGAGGGATGTACATCAAGGGCTTGTGCAATAATCCTCTTTTCCAACCTTCTGTACACACGCCACTCACGTAATGTTCGGAAAGTGTTCTGTGTCTCGCTTGGTATCATCTGGTATCACCTCCCATGCCCCTATGTTATTAAAGTTTAACTTTAGTGTCAACAGCTTTTTTTAGATTTCAAAGCAAAAATTAGATTTTATGATAGAAAACTTGGATTCTTTGTGTTACACTTCACTAAGATCAAAGTTGGCCTTTAATGATAAAGTTTGCCTTTAATTTAACTCAATTCAATATATATACATATAGGAGGAATCAGGCTTTGAAGGACTTATATTTTGCGGAAAATCTAAAGAGATTCCGCGAGGAAAAAGAATTAACTAAAGAAGAACTCGGAAGCCGGATCGGCGTAACGGGTGCAACCATCGGGCTGTGGGAAAGCAAAAAAAACGAGCCAAGAATGGGTAAAGTACAAACCATTGCTGAAGTTTTAAATGTCGGCCTTGGTGAACTTCTATTTAGTGAGCCACCTTCTGTAAACAGCCTTACTTCGCTCCAAGGTTTGTCTGAACTGAAACAACGTGGTGTTAAGGCTGTGATTGAAATGCCTGAATCTGAGCTTGTTTATTTACTGCCTCTTTTGGAAAGGGCATCTGAACAATGATATGGGGTGATCATCATGACTGAGGATGTAAAAAAGAAAGCGAAAAAGAAGAAGAAAAGTAAATACCCTGGTGTGCGAGAAAGGGATGGGAGATATACATTCCGGTATAGCGTTCCGGTTGTTATTAATGACAAAAAAACAAGAAAACAAAAAGAGACTGAATCCTATGCAACTGCTCTTGAGGCATATGAAGCCGGAATACTTATAAGAGCTTCCCAGATAAGCGGTTCATTTGTGGATGAAAAGAATATAACTTTTGCACAGTGGGCAGATAAATTTTTGGAAATTTATATAGACTCCGGTAGCAAAGACCAGTCCGTTGTAACCCGCAAGAGCCAATTCAACCGTCTTAAAAGAAAATTTGGTCCTATAAAACTGAAAGATATAACCGCCTTGCAGTATCAGGAGTATCTTTTTAGTTTGAAAAAGGAAGGTTTAAAAAAGAACACCGTATTAGGACAACACGCTGCAATGTCTCTACTTATGAAAAAAGCTTCAAACCCTCCTTATGAATTAATCTCCAAGGACATAACTACTAGTGTGAATCTACCTGATTTCAAAGACTCCGTTGAAAAACTAAAAACTGGAAAGGCAAAAGTAAAATATCTCGAAAAAGACGAGCTGGTCACATTTATTAAAACCGCTTATTTGATAGCTGAAAGAGCCCCGACAGAAAAAGAAGTTTTAATGTTAAGGCAGAATGCTAGAGTGTTGGATTTGCTTGTATACTCTGGCCTCAGGATAGGCGAAATGTGTGGTTTGGATGAAGAGGAAATTGATTTAGAGAATCACCGGATTAATGTGATTGCAACATTAAATGTACAACATGGGATAGAGTCGTATATTTTAGATACACCTAAGAACAAACCATCTATTAGAGAAGTGGATGTAACCAAGTACGTAACAGATCGCTTCAGAAAGCAAATGACTGAACGTAAGAGATTGAAATTGATGTTTGGTAGTAATTATTACAAGGTGAAGGATAATTTTATTTTTCGTAACGCAAGGGCTAAACCCGGCTGTCCTCTTTCCCCACTTGAAGTAGCTCGTTATATGACAGAAGTTTTACAGGAAGCAAATTTGCCGATAGAACTAACACCGCATAAGCTTAGACACACATATACGTCTTTATCTGCTGAAGCAGGAATTGAATTATCGGCTATCCAAAGGCAGTTAGGACACGCTAATGATGCGAAGACAACGCTGGTATATAACCACGTAACTAAGGCAAGAAGAAGAACTGATATGCAAAAACTTGAGGACTTAATTAATGGTATTGAGATGTAG